AGGGTGCGCCAAATAAGTTTTTGTTTTACTATAAAGAAAGACAGACAACCGGAAATATATTTCCTAAAATTAATTTCAAGACTAGACCAACTAGCGGCGCGGTGTGGCCTCGAACTAGAATCAGAAGGACTGTTTAATGCCTTTAGAAATTTGGACTGAGGAGAGCAATTACAGTTTCGGCACGATAGCCGAACGTACACCTTTAGATTTCCAACTGCCGATAACCTATGAAGACGGTTTCGATGACAGCACCACCCTAAGCTTCACCGTAATCTCTGGCACTTTACCTCCAGGCCTTCGTATAGAATCAGATAGAATAAAAGGAACACCATTTGAAGTAGCTAGGGAAACTGAATTTAAATTTTGTATCAGAGCTAAGTTAGGTAATCTATTCGCTGATCGCACTTACAAAATGACAATCACCGGCCAGGATGCACCAACATGGCAGACCAATCAAGGACTTTTGCCTGTAGGACAAAATAATGCATTCTTTATCATAGATAATAGTTTTGTTGATTTCCAATTAGAAGCAACAGATTTTGACACTACCGCCGGTCAAAGATTAAATTATTTTATCAGCAGTGGTGACGGACAATTGCCACCTGGGTTAATATTAACAAAAACTGGACGTATCACAGGTTTTATTCAACCATTATTAGTGATAAAAACCAGTGATGGTACTGGAACATTTGATACCGGACTCTATGATCAGGTAGCCTATGATTTCGGGCAAAGGCCCACTAACGGTTACGATAGTTATGTCTATGACGCAATATTTTTTGATTTTAGTAGTCCTACTACCATTCCGCGAAAACTAAATCGAAATTATGAATTTATTGTCAGTGTCACTGACGGGGATTCCGTGGCAAAACGACAGTTTAGAATCTACGTCGTTGGTGACGACTTTTTAAGGGTAGACAATGCCTTGCTGCAATCTGGCAGCGGAGTTTTTACCGCAGACAATACATTTGCAAGAACACCAATTTGGACCACACCAAATTATCTAGGACTACGCAGAGCAAACAATTACCAAACTTATATATTAGATACCTATGATGACATACCAGGTATCCCGCAGGCAATTTATTCATTAGAAGCTGTTAACCCCGAGATTCTTTCCAGGGCCATAAAGGTTACCGGCGATGAGAATATAAACGGCAGTAATTTTTTAAGGATTAAGGAAGCTACATCTGTGCCCACCACTGGCCTTCGTTTTAGGTTATCTGATACTTTGTCTACAGCCACTGGCCAGGTATATACAATTACCACTGTAAGCAATATAAGTTCAGGTGTATATAGATTGGGAATTTCACCTAGTCTTAATATCACAGTGCCTAATAACACGCAGATATTAATAGGCACCGACAGCAGTTTACCTCCAGGTATGGCCTTTGATGCTAGCACAGGCGAAGTGTTTGGAAACGTGCCGTATCAACCTGCGGTCACAATAAGTTATAAATTTACTGTCAAGGCAACAAGACTTTTCGCTAATAATGAAACAGCTGATGCGCGTAGAATATTCACGGTAGATATTTTGGGCGAAGTCGATAGCACGATTAAATTTAACACAGATGCTGACCTCGGCACAATTAATGCAAATATCATTTCAACATTGGCCGTCCAAGCCACTACCACTGTACCAAATGCGATTGTAATTTATCAATTATTATCCGGGTCGTTGCCGCCCGGACTGACTCTGACACTAGACGGACAGTTGATAGGAAAAGTAAATCAATTCGGGTCTGCAGGAAATCCAGGTATTATAACTTTTGATAATAATAGTTTAATCTTTGATGGTGGTGATACTAGTTTTGACACAGAATACGAATTTACTATCAGGGCGAGAGATCAGTTTTTATTCAGTCAATTGGACAAAACATTTACTTTAAAGATTGCCACGCCAGAGGACAGATTGTATAGCAACATTTCTGTTAGACCCTTTTTATCTAAAGCAGAAAGATCTATATTTGCAGGATTTATCAACGACACCACTATTTTTACGCCTAACTTAATTTACAGATTAGGCGATCCTAATTTCGGTATTCAAAAAAATCTAAGTATGTTAATATATGGTGGTATAGAAACTAAGGCAGCCGCAGCATACATAGCAGCAATGGGTAGGAATCACAAAAAGAAAAAATTTCGTTTCGGAGAAGTTAAAAGTGCAGCGGCCAAAACACCAGGTACCAATCGAATTATATACGAAGTAATCTATATAGAAATGATAGACACTTTAGAAAATACAAATGGCAGTGCTGCATTGTCGGTAGTAATGGATTCGGACAACATACCTGTAACTTTGGATAATAGAAATGTGCTTTGGTCAAGAGATTCGTCTGTATTGAACGAAGACGCTCCTTGGCAATTTAGACCTTTAGATCAGGTAAGTGCGGACGATCAAAGTTATTTTCCAGGAGATATTGGACAAGCTGTAAGGTTTGTAAATTCTGTGACAAATTGGCAATATAGACTTAAACAGACGGGCATTACAGAACGTGAATATCTGCCGCTTTTTATGCGAAGCATACAAGCAGGGCAAAAAAGAGAATTAGGATTTATCAAAGCAGTACCGTTGTGTTACACGTTGCCGGGACAAAGTGCCACTATATTATTGAATATAAAAAATAATGGGTTCAAGTTTAATCAACTAAATTATGATATAGATCGGTACATAATAGATTCAGTTGTGGGCTCGGGCAGCGATAAATATCTAGCATTTAAAAATGACAGGACAGTAATAACATGAGTGCAATAATTACATCAAACATTGATTCAACTTATCCGGTAGCTGGCCAGGACAATAATAGTCAAGGATTTAGGGACAATTTTAATAATATTAAAATTGGTTTGCAGCAGGCTGGATCAGAAATCACCGCGTTAGAAACAAACACAGCGAAATTAAACGCCACTAATAATTTTAACGGCAATATCCTGTATAACGCTAGGACATATCAGTTTTATGGCACTTACAAAAATATAGGCAATAGCGGCTCTCAACCTGTGTCAGTTGATGTAGAAGATGGTCAATATCAACGTGTGCAATTTACCAATCTCACAACCAATTCATTGACTTTTCGTAACTGGCCAGCGTCCGGTAATTATGCCAAAGTTAGAGTTTCTATTACCGCAGATGCAACTGCCGCTGGTGCCACTGGCTGCACTATCACTTTATCTACAGAAGGCGGCGGCATAGTTAAGAAAAGCGTGGCCATGGGCGGCACATTTACTATCAGCACAGGTTTAGAAACGAAAGTTATAGAAGCTTGGACCGCTGACGGTGGAAATATTGTGTATATTACACAAATAGCAGAATTCACAGCATAATGCATCCATTAGCCGAAGATTTCAGTCAACTAAAAGACAACGAGGTTGAAGAGCGTATTCAAGACCTTAGTAAAAAATATTGGACAACGCACAACCCCGGTGTGCAACGACAAATCATTTTGTTCATGGATATGTACAAAACTGAACTCCAGTCAAGACGAGCAAAACAACTCAACCAATTATATCAAAAACGAAATAAAGATCTTGACAATTTAATTAATGTAAATTAAAATAGCTGAATGAAAATCAACGAGAATTTTCAAACGGTATTTGATAATCAAGATATATTTAATCTAATATACAATGGCCATTCGCGGCTATTGCCAAATGTTTTCATAGAAAACGAAAAAGAAATAGAATTGTTTTCGCAACATTCTGGTATAAATTTTAATAAAGAAAATTTAGATTTACATGCTTGGTATTTGCCCGATGAATATAAGAACATGGACATCGAAGGCCACTTAGTATGTATTTGTCCAAAACAAGACTATCAGCGCATGATAGATGAGCTACAAGAATTTCGCAGTAGAAATATGCTAGATCTACTACGTTGGTTGAAGTATTTTGTAGATACCTGCCGTAAAAACAATATAGTTTGGGGCGTAGGCAGAGGATCAAGTGTGGCCAGTTACGTGCTTTTTTTATTAGGTGTACACAAAATTGACCCAATAAAATATAAATTAGACTGGCGAGAATTTTTGAGATAAGTACAATTATTAAAGGAGCATAATTATGCCAATGAAACCGCCAGCGAAAAAAATCTATAGAACAATGCAAGGTGTTGAATTAGACCTTGACAAATTACGTATGCGTAATGAAATGACTCTTGCGGTAGGAAATGCCAGGGTAAACGCACGTGGTGACGAACTCGGGCCAGGAGGAAAAATCATACGTAAACGTGAAGACATTATGGCTGAATATTACGTTAAAAATCCTAATGCAGTGAAAGAAGAATAAATGAACATTGTAAAAGGTAAATTACGCCCAATTAGAAACCATGTACTGGTATCTGATATGAGTTTTGAAGAGCAACAAACCAGCAGTGGAATTATTATTCAAAGTGATGATGGAAAAACTCATGGGGTTAAACCTCGATGGGCACAGGTCTGGGCAGTAGGACCAGAACAAACTGATGTCAAAGTTGGTGAGTGGATCTATGTCGAACACGGCCGTTGGACCCGTGGAGTCAAAGTTGAATACAATGAAACGCAAACCGTTGTTCGCAAAGTTGACGCAGACGCAATACTGTTAACAGCAGATGAACGACCCAATGACGTATACATGGTCAAGGGCATAGATTTTCCTAGTGCCGTAGATGCCTATAGATTAGAAAACCAATGAATCCTTTTCGTGATCAAGAAAAGTTCATGAAGGCTTGTGATCAAACCACCCAAGATTGGAATCAGGCACAATTTAACCTATATGTTAATCTTATTCAAGAAGAATTAGATGAACTAAAGATTGCTGTCAAAGACTGCGATCCAGAAGAAATAGTAGATGCCCTTACAGACATCCTAGTTGTTACTATTGGTGCTGCTCACAGCATGGGCGCAGATATTGAAGGTGCTTGGAAAGAAGTCATGCGTACAAATTTTGCCAAGATTGATCGAGACACAGGCAAGGTTAGGAAACGTGAAGATGGCAAGGTGCTCAAACCAGTCGGATGGACACCACCTAATCTCAAAAAATTCACAGCAAAATAAAATTAAAGGGTCTTGACAGATCCTTTTTTTATCTGTATAATCTATAAATGGTTAAGCCTCTACTAGATCATTTAATGGTTCAACAACAAGTTCACAACGAATGGGAACACATGGTTGGTGTGATCATGCTTAATCAAACAGGAAGAAAATCTGTAAAAATTGTACTTCCAATTTTCCTTAACTTGTGGCCAGATCCCAAATCCTTTTTATCTGCACATCATGCAACGGTAAAAAAAATAATAAAACCATTAGGCATGTCTAAGGTGAGATACAAGAGGCTAAAAGGTATGACTAAAGATTTTATAGGATGGGACGGTAACGATGCTAGCAAACTATACGGCATAGGCAAATATGGCTCGGACAGTTATGAAATTTTCTTCAAAAATAATTTACATGTGACACCAACAGATAAAGAATTAATCAGATACTTAGAGATAAATGTATGAAAATAGGATTTACATGCTCCACATTTGATCTGTTCCATGCCGGTCACATCATAATGTTGAAAGAAGCAAAAAGTCAATGTGACTACCTTATCGTTGGTCTTCAAACAGATCCTACTATTGACCGTAAAGAAAAAAATATACCTGTGCAAAGTATTTTTGAAAGATTTGTTCAATTACAGGCCTGCAAATACGTTGACGAGATTGTAGTGTATGCTACAGAAAAAGATCTCGTTGACATATTGCTTTCTTATCCTATTAATATTAGAATACTGGGTAATGAATATGAACATAAAGAATTCACCGGCAGACAACAGTGTATCTCTCGCGGAATAAAATTTTATTTTAACAAACGTGAACATACATTTTCAACAACAGAACTACGTCAACGTGTAGTGGACGCGGAAGCAGAGAAGACATTAAGACATGGATATCCAACCTAAAGACACTAGTAGAGGTCATTTTTACGTAAGTCTATTTAAAAGTGCTACACGTATTGCCGCAGGCATCTCAATGGTGTGGCCACAAAGCATAGTGCTTGCAGGAATTTTTATTATCACCGCAGAAATATTAGGCATTGTCGAGGAATTAGTATGATGAATAATTTATGGATTGAAAAATATAGGCCCAATACTACCAGCGGATATGTGTTTAGAGATAATGCACAACGCCAACAAGTAGAATCCTGGATCAAAGAACGCAGTATACCGCATTTGTTATTCAGTGGTAATGCAGGTATTGGAAAAACCACACTGGCTAAAATCTTATTGCATGAAATTGATGTCAATGATTTAGATATTTTAGAAATCAATGCCAGTCGAGTGAACTCTGTAGATGATGTGAGAAATAAAATCACTAACTTTGTTCAAATGATTCCGTTTGGTGATTTTAAAGTTGTGTTGTTAGATGAAGCAGATTATCTATCACAAAATGCCCAGGCAGCGCTTCGTGGTGTGATGGAAGAATATCACACAACTGCAAGATTTATTCTTACTTGCAACTATCCGAACAAAGTGATACCTGCCTTACACAGCAGATGTCAAGGTTTTCATTTTGAAAAACTAGACAACACTGAGTTTACTGCCCGCGTGGCAACTATCTTAGTAGAAGAAGGCGTAGATTTTGACCTAGATACTTTAGATACATTTGTCAAAGCCACATACCCGGATCTTCGTAAATGCATTAATAATGTACAGATGGCAAGTATAAATGGCCAATTAATTTCTCCTAGCAGTGACAGTACTGGTTCAGCCGATTATAAATTCCAAATGGTTGAATTGTTTAAGAAAGGCATGATCAGCGAAGCTAGGAAACTAGTTTGTAGTCAAGTTCGACAGGACGAAGTTGAAGATGTGTTCAGATGGCTATATGATAATGTCACATTATTCGGAGATGAAGAGCGTCAAGAAAAAGCTATTATGATAATTAAACAAGGCCTCGTAGATCATGGCCTTGTCAGTGATCCGGAAATCAATCTTGCCGCAACTATGATACGCCTAAGCCATATATAATAAAAGCTAATTGAATTTTACATGGGCAGGACTTATTAGTAACAGCTCTAAATGACGCTATTAGATAAGATTGATAGGGCTCTGATATGGAGCCCTATTTTGTCACTCGCCGTACACTGTTAATACTTCCCTTACGGCTTGGTGTCTTTCAATATCTTGTTTATCAAAATGTTGTAAAGCAATACACTTTAAATCCTTATGTTCGTTTATTTGGCGTATAAAATCAATAAGACCATTATCTTCAAGTCTGTCTGCTTGATGTAGATCACCGGTAACTACCATTTTACTATTTTCTCCTAATCTAGTCAACAACATTTTCATTTGATTGGGTGTGGCATTTTGCATTTCATCTGCAATAATATACGCATTTTTAAAGGTTCTGCCACGCATATATGCAAGCGGACTTATTTCAACCACTCCTTCATTTATCATTTTTTCTATATCTCTTTTGTTATAGTATTCTCCTAAAACGTCAAAAATAGGTCTTGTCCATGGTGCCATCTTTTCCTGCATTGTACCTGGTAAAAAACCAAGATCTTCATCTACCGACACGGCGGGACGAGTAACTATGATTTTATCATACTTGCCTTCTTGAAACAGTTTTATTCCTACTTGCACAGCCAGCATTGTTTTTCCTGTACCAGCAGGACCTACTGCAAACAATATGTGTTTACTGTCGTCTTGCAATTTGGAAAGGTATTCTTGTTGATGGATGTTACGTGCATACAGTGAAACACGTTGCTTCTTTTGAGGAAGGTATGTATTAAAATCAATCACGTTTACTTCTGAACTGAAACGCTTCTTCACTCTTTTACTCATCTAGTTCTCCTACTTTAAAGTAAAGTAGGACTTGTAGGGACCGCCAATCCGTACAGAGGTCCTACATTACTATTTACTATATTTGGTTTAAGATAAACTGTGTTAGTTTAATTTTGCTGTCGATAAATAAAGTAGTAAATTTACGAGCATAATATGGCCGATATTTTAGAAGTTATTAGAAACATAGAAAATTTATACAGCAACAACACCGCTCTCAGTGCGTTAAAAGATTTTGAGCGTGTGCTTGATAGCCTAGACATTTATGTCTATGAAAACTGGTTAAAAGGTGAATTGTTAGAAGGGCCCCGCGTGGATCGGCACTGGGTGACTTGCAGTTTTATGTGGCCTAAAGAATCAATGCCTAATCCTCGAGCAGCTAAACGGTTATTTGAACATGATTGTCGTGTAAAGTTTGAAGAAACGGTCATAGTAAAGCCGCGTAAAATAGAAAGTCCCGATGATTTTAGACCAGGTACAAAGAAAGGGAAATTAGATCAGCACCCTATATGGGTGGTTACAATCAGCATGCCTAAAAAATTAGTGTTTGACATGTTTGAAGGACATATGGAAAAATTACGAACAGAAAAGTTTGGTCGTAACAGTAGGGTGGATGCCAGCCAACCCGAAGCGGCCACAGCAGCAGCTACTCCTGCGTCCGCTGTCCCGGTAGCGGCTCCGCCTGCGGGAGCTCAGGCATGATAGTATACGAAGATCTAAGAGCCAATGACCTACGCTATCTTGTAGACAACATATTTGAAGTTGATAGTTACTCAAGCAAAATGGGTGACGATAAAGATATCAGTGTCTTATCATTTAGTGTAAAATCCAAAGAAGCAGCTAGAGACTTAGAAAGTTTCATTGAAAAGGGATACAAATTTGTTTTAGACGCCGATGTTAGCCCCGGCGAAGTGAAAAATAATAGATACAAAGTCTATGTTGAAATGGAACGCGATAACAATCTAAAAACAAAAATAATGGAAATTTTAGATGGGGTAAAGAAACTCAGTGCCAATGAAGATTTTAAATTCCGTTACTACAGAAGTTTTAGAACAAACAAAGCTACAGAAAAAGATCTAGAAGTAGTTCCGACTTCCGCGCAAGATTACGAAAATAGGATTAATCAAGTACAGATGGAAAATGTGGATAATTTTTTTAACAAAAGTTATTTAGAAGCGATTGATTTTGATAATGAAACAGTCAAATTAGATAAAACTTATAGCGGTTCTTTAGATCTGGTTGTGAAAGATTTCGGACTGAAACAGAGAATATATGAAAGTGTGAAAGGCGCCTTTCAAATCGGCACAGATGATATTTCTGAAATTTTATTTTTAACTAAATTCCTAGGACCATACGCTATTAATAAGGTAAACGATCAGTTTATTATAGAAAATGACAATTACGCCTTACTTGCCGAGATACGTAAATGAACCAGATACATTGGATGTTTAGCCTTTTGCCAGCTAGTGTCCTAAGTTTTATCTACTGGGCTATTATTGCCGCAGGGATCACCGGCATTATCGCGGGATGGCTAGGGCGTTGGATCCCATTTTATGGGCAGTATGCTAAAATACTTAAACCTATTGGTATAATATTATTAGTTTTAGGCGTTTGGCTGCGCGGCGGCTATGATGTAGAGATGGCCTGGCGTGCTAAAGTGGCTGAGATGGAAGAAAAAGTCAAGGCGGCAGAAGCACAGTCTGCACTGGCTAATCGAGGTATTAGCGAAGATGTGAATAAAAAGACTGCTGAAGTTAAACAAAAAACAGAAACTATTGTTAAGTACGTTGATCGATATAGAGATAGAGAAGTTCTAAAAACCATCGAAGGACCAGAACGTGTAAGGGTTGAAGAAGTTATAAAATACGTGGAACATTGTCCGGTCCCTCAAGAATTTATTAATTTACATAACGACGCAGCAAGGCCGATCAAGAAACAAGAAGGAGAAAAGAAATGAGAATTTCGATTCTATTGCTTGTGTCATTGTTATCAGGATGTGCCTTGTTTCAAAAACCAGTGCCGGTCAAGCCGAAGTGGCCAGAAGCTGTGCCTGCCCTTAGAGAAAAATGTCCCGATTTACAAACCATTGAAGGCGACAAAGTTGCTATAACGGAATTTTTAAAAACAGTTGTAAAGAATTATCAATTATATTATGAATGTTCTTTGAAAAACGATGGCTGGAACACATGGTACGAAGAACAGAAAAAAATATATGAAAGTGTCAAATAGAAAGGAACAGGTATGAAAATGTTATTTGGAATCTTATTTTGCGCAGTGTTTCTAACAGGTTGTGCTTCAACTAGCAAAGATCAACTATATTATGAAGCAGCGAAATCTATCAGTAAAGATAATACAATGAGCCAGACCGCTTGTTGGTCAGCTATCAGCGAAATCGCCAAGGGCGGATCTGAGGCTGCAAAAGTAGGGGCCATAGCCCTTGCAGAAAAGTGCAAAAGTGACAGCGTGAAAATTGAAGCCCCAAAGAAAGGTCTATTGGGTTTATAAAGGCATCAGCATAGATGTGTTTACTTGAAAAGGAGCGATAAATGAGCGTGGTAGATAGTGTATTGAAATTAATAAACAAAGAACCCAAAGATCCAGATGCGCCAAAAGCACCAGTTGGATCACGTTCTGAACGAGAAGCTAAGATCAAAGACAAAGCAGGTATGGTTATATCGGTGTTTGCATTGTTCTTAGCAGTAAATTCCTGGTACAGTGGCAAACTATCTGGCGCTGTATTATCAAATACATTGGGCGCTAACAATGCCTGGGCACAGTATCAAGCAAAAAATAGTCGCGGTGTTTCATTTGAAATTGCCAGCAAAACTACAAATGATCCCAAGTTAAAAGCAGAGTTTCAAGCTGAAAAAGATCGTATGGATTCTGATAAGAAAGAAATCGCCGTAAATGCACGTAAAATGGAAGCAGAGCGAGAACTTGCTAAAAAGTCCAGTCCATGGATTGGTTATGCTTCAACCGCATACCAATTAGCAATTGTTGTCTTGTCGGCTAGCATTCTTGCAGTTAGCATGCCAATGTTCTGGGCCAGTTTTGTAGTGGCAGGCGTAGGGATATTTTTAAGTGCCCAGGGTGTATTTTTATTAATATAAAAAATTAGGAGCAAGCTATGACTGAAGAAGTTAAGAGCGAATCAGAAAAGAAAAAAGAAGATTGGATGAATTCTAAGTGGCGTCCAATGATGGGTTGGATGTACATGGTTGTCTGTGTTATGGATATGGTTATATTCCCAGTGCTGTGGAGCCTGCTACAAACCATGACTAAAAGTCCAATCACACAATGGATGCCATTAACACTACAGGGTGCCGGATTATTTCATATAGCCATGGGCGCGGTGCTCGGATTGGCCGCATGGGGTCGCACACAGGAAAAACTTAACGGAGCAAATAATGGCGGAATGCAACCTGTATCACAGAGCGTCACTACAACATTCGGTTCACCTTCGACAGGGGGATTCGGCGCACCAAGTTCGTTTGGTTCAGCAGCGCCAAGTAGCTTTGGCGGAGGCGGCTTTGGAGGCACACTTAATCAAGCACAGTCTTTTGGATCACCGGGCACGAGTCCACAGTCGCCGACTGCTGCCGGACCAGGGATGCCGTCTGTAGGAAAACGTCCGACAGGACCAGCGCAGCCTGTGGACAGTGACTTTATGCCTCCAAGAGATTGACATTTCGCTGCTAAGACAGCATAATTAGTAGTATGAACTACTATGAAATCTTAGGGGTAACAGAAAACGCAAGCCAGGATGATATTAAAAAGGCCTACAAAAAGTTGGCAATGAAATACCATCCTGATCGTGGCGGTGACGAAAAGCGTTTCAAAGAGATATCACAGGCATATGACACTATAGGAGATCCTGAAAAACGTTCAAATTATGATCATGAACGTTTGCACAAGCCGCATATACACATAAGGACAGGTAATTTCCAAGATTTCGGAGATATGTTCGGCCAGGCATTCCATTTTGGCGGAGGGCCATGGGATCCATTTACCCAAATGAGATCACGTAAAAATCGTGATTTAAATATTAATCTTACTATCAGTTTCAAAGATAGTTTTATAGGAAAACAATTAGAAGCCAGTTATAACATGCCCAGTGGTAAAAAACAAACTGTGGTTATAAATGTACCGCCTGGTGTAGCAAATGGTCAGACTATAAAATATCAAGGATTAGGAGATGATAGTAATCCTTCTTTACAACGTGGTGATTTAAATGTAACAATAAATGTGGAAAATGATCCGTTATATGCTAGGCATAATGATGATATAATTTTCAATTTACAAATTACAATTTTTGAGGCCATGTTAGGCGTGCAGAAAAAAATTACTGCCCTGGACGGCAATAAATTAGACTTAAAACTAAAACCTGGCACACAACATGGTGCAGAATTTGTTTGCAGGGGTAGAGGATTCAATAACACCACAAACGGCAGACTTGGGGATTTAATCGTAAAACTTAACGTTCTTATTCCAGAAATTACAGACTTAATGTTAGCAGATCGCGTTATGAAACTGCAAAATGAATTTAATCACCTATCCAAATCACGTACTTAACCAGCCAGCAGTTTTTTTTGATTTCGCAAAGTTAGATGCCAAAGCTATAACTAGAGATATGATCAATATCATGTCTGCATTTAACGGAATTGGACTTGCTGCTAATCAGGTAAATCTTTTAGCACAGATCATTGTAATAGCCCCGCAAAGGTTGCAAAACAAAGATCCTTTCGCTATAATTAACCCTGTGGTTTTAGAAACCAGTTTAGACTCTGTGAACGCCCACGAAGGATGTTTAAGTTTTCCAGATTTATGGTTAAAAATTGACAGGCCCAAGTGGATCAAGGTTAAATATTTTGACACAGAACAAAAATCTAACGTACAGATATTTGAAGACATTGATGCCAGATGTGTGTTACATGAAATGGATCATTTGAACGGTATTTGTTTTGTAGACAAAGTTAGTAAATTAAAATTAGACATAGCACGTAAAAAACAAAGGAAATTGCAGCATGGTAGAGCCTAGTAATGAACTACAAATGGTCTTTGATAAGGCTATTGATGTAGCTAAAAAATTAAATCACGAATATATTACATTGGAACATTTATGTTTTGCCATGCTGTGCGAAGAATCATTTAGTAAGTGTGTGCAAGGGTATGGTAGTGATCCAGACTATATTCGAAAAAATCTCGAACACTATCTGAAAAACAAACTTACTGAAATCGTATTAGATAATGAAGTAATTAAACCTAAAAAAACACAAGCGGTAGAACGTGTGCTTAACCGCGCATTCACACAGGTCCTATTTAATGGCCGACAAAAAATCGAATGTACTGATGTTTTTCTTGCTGTTATGAGCGAAAAGAAAAGTTTTGCATTTTACTATATCCAACAAGCAAATATTGAAAAAGACAAATTTGCAGATTATCTTAATAATGAAATTGAACAGCCAGACGAAGAAACAGAAAGTCAAAGTGCGAAGGCCCTAAAAGCATTTACTACTAACCTTAATGACGCTGTAAATAAAGGAAAAGTAGATCCTGTAATAGGCCGTGTAGAAGAACTAGAAAATATTGCATTGGCATTGGGGCGTAGAAGCAAAAACAATGTGATCTTAGTCGGCGACCCGGGAGTTGGTAAAACTGCTATTGCAGAAGGATTGGCCTTTAATATTGTAAAAGGCAACGTGGCAAATTTCTTAAAAGATTACACTGTGTACAATCTTGATATCAGTGCTATGTTAGCCGGCAGCAAATATAGGGGTGATTTTGAAGAACGCTTTAAATTTGTTCTAGCAGCTTTACAAAAGAAAGGTAAAACTGTGCTTTTCATCGACGAAGCGCACATGATCAGTGGTGCCGGTTCGGCAAGCAACAGTGCAAATGATCTAAGCAATATGATGAAGCCAGCACTTGGTAAGGGAAACATCAAAGTAATTGCTAGCACTACCTGGGAAGAATACCGCAGGCATTTTGAAAAGGATCGTGCTCTTATGCGCAGGTTCCAAAGAATCTCAGTTGAGGAGCCAAGCGCCGAAAATACCATACAGATACTCAAAGGTATAAAGAAATACTATGAACAACATCATAGTGTAAAGATTAAAGATGAAGCACTACACGCAGCAATTAAATTAAGTGTCAAATATCAAACCGATAAAAAATTACCAGACAAGGCAATCGATCTTATTGATTGCGCCTGTTCCAGGTTCAATATAAAATTAGCAAATGAAAGAATTATTGGCGAACAAGAAATACAGTTTGAATTGAGCAAAATGATCCAGATGCCAGCTGAAGTCATCATGGAACAAGAATCGTATAATTTGAATAAGCTGTATGATAATTTACAAAATGAAGTGTACGGTCAAGATCTAGCTCTTAATGAACTTGTGGATAAAATCTTAGTCAGCAGAGCAGGATTAAAACAGGAAAATAAACCAATCGGAAGTTTTGTTTTTATGGGCCCTACTGGTTGCGGAAAAACAGAAACTGCAAAAAGTTTGGCCAAGCATCTAGGGGTTAAATTGTTACGGTTCGATATGAGTGAGTATCAGGAGAAACACTCAGTGTCCAAATTAATTGGCTCACCTCCGGGATATGTCGGCTTTGAAGACAATGCTGGACTGCTTATCACACAGATCCAGGAAAATCCAAACGCAGTTTTACTATTTGATGAAGTTGAAAAAAGTCATCCAGATGTAAGCACTATTTTGTTACAGATTATGGACAATGGTTTTGTAACTGGCAGTAATGGAAAACGTGCTGATTGTAGAAATATTGTGTTAATACTTACTACAAATGCAGGTGCCACGGCCAGTGAGAAAAATAGGATTGGATTCGGAAATCAAGAACGAGAATATGAAGATGTAGAATTGAAGAAATTCTTTGCTCCAGAATTCCGCAACAGGTTAGATGCTGTGGTTACGTTTAAGAAACTTTCGAAAGAAACTATGATTAAAATCGTAGGCAAGTTTATGGTTGAACTAAAAGAACAGATCAAAGACAAGGGTATCAAGGTTAAATTGAAAGATGATGCGGTGGACTTACTAGTGAAGAAGGGGTTTGACAGCAAGATGGGCGCAAGACCCTTACAGCGTGTGATAGACAAAGAAATAAAGAGACCGTTAGCAAAAATGATGTTGTTTGGCGACTTGCGCCATGGTGGAATCGTAACCATTGGTGCAGAAGTTGACAATATTACTCTAACAGTAAAACCAAAACTTATGAAGTTAGAATATAATGTTGAAACTCAGTCCGACAATAACGGTTAGCGAAACGCATAGCCTTTTCCAGAACAAGTACAGATATAAAACTGTGATAATCTGTCCTGCAGGACATTGGTTTAGGGGTAGGAATATCAAACATGCAGAGCACATGTTACATAGTTGGGTGAAAGGTGATTTACAAAAACATCAATGGCACAAACTTAAAACAAAAGATGACTATCAATACTGCGTCGATCTTGTTTCATTGTTTAAAAAAATGAACGACTATCTTTTACGCATTGAACAACCACTATTGAGTTTTTATACCAACGACCAAACACAGGCATATGCTGTTGCTAATTTAGATCCTTTACGTACAAAATACGTTGCAATACCACCAAACAATACAGATATAAAGAAAAATCAGATCATACTGAAACGTATCGATTATGATTACAAAGTCACTGTTGGCCGAACTAAACAAAACTACAGTAGTTTTATTGCTTGGGCCAAAAGCACTGGCAAGGCCAAGATCACGAAAACCTGTGAAAAAATGTTGTCTAAAGATTACTCATGGGGTGGCTTTTATTTTTATGTCAAAGATGATGCTGCTATGACCATTGTTAAAATGTTCTTAGGGTCAGATATAAGCCGCGTAGTTAAAGTAATACGACCGGATAAATAATTGTTATGCCTATATTAGCCACAACATTAGTAAGCAGCACAACACATCCTTCTGATAGTTCAGTAGAAACAATTACCAGCGATAAGGCCAAGGGGGATGGTTATTATGGTCGCAGTGACGGTCTACATACTGTACAGTTAAAATTTACAGGATTTATTGGAAGTTTTGTAATGCAAGGTTCGCTGGCCATTGATCCCAGCGACAGTGACTGGTTTGACATCGACAACACAGACCTTACTTATAATTCAACCACTGATGTTGCTGAAATCTTAAATTTCACAGGCAATTTTGTATGGATCCGTACTGTGATTGCCTTCACAGACGGCACTGTAAACTTCGTGCTTTTAAACCATTAACTGATCTCAAAACACAGATAAATAATACATCGTATTATAAACGGTGTTGATCTATGAAAATTTTTGAGATATTTGGGCACAATTCAGAAGAAGCATTCGCTCCAGACTTTGATCTAGGAGATGATTTACGTTGTTTTATCAACAATGACCCACAGTTTTATAGAAAGCATTATTTTCCTTTTATAATTCGGTTAAAAGAAGCTAAAGAAAAGAAGGTCAAGTTCACAGCTAAGGCATTTGAAGCACTGGTAAAACACGCCTATGATGTGTACAAAGAATCTTACAAAGATACGCCTAATTTACCCACTGATCTAGAAGAAGGGTTAGTAATGGATATATGCGAAAATCTATATCGAGAAGAAATCAAAAATATAGAAGAGGGCGTGTATAATGATATTAGTTGAAGGTGGAAATGAATTTAAATATGCCGATGGTACTCCTGCTACAAAACAGGATGCAACCAGCGAAGAAGCCATGGCCACACTTAAAAGCCTTGGCGAAGAAATTGGTATAAATTTAGAAAAATTTGCCGCCGGCAGCATCATATATCCTGGAGCCAGTACAGGGGATGCAGACACTGTAATAGATCCGTTAGACTTTGTGGCACCAAGTGATAAAATACAAACTCCTAAAGAAGCGCAAGATGAATTTAGAGAATATTTAGGACAAAAATTAACTGCTGCTGGATATAGATTTGTTGAAAAGCGAGATCGAATAAATCAACTTGAACGTTATTTTAAAATAGCAGGAGACGGGCTTACTGCGTGTGCGCCGATACCAAACACCAATGAATGGTTACAGGTAGATTTAGATATTTCCGAGCCGAATCAAGGTAAGTTCATGCGCTGGAGTCGCAGAGGCGAACCAAACTCTCCCGACACCCCTAAAAAGTTACGTGCAAAAGGTTCATATCGCCATATATTACTTACTGAAATAGGGCGTGTGATAGTAAGCACAAAACATCCTCAGGGTCTTAGTTGGAGTTACAAAAACGGCTTACTTGATCGAGCAACAGGTGAAGTTGTTACAAAAGATCCAAATGAAATTGCGGAAATACTGTTCGACGGCAATGCCAGTGATTTAGATAACATTAACACAATACTGTCAAAATTTAGACAAAGTCATCCTGACAAATATAATTCTGTTATAGAAAAAGTCAATCAAGGATTAGAGAAATACGGCACAGAATATAAATTGAAAGAACATTATCGCGTAGGAACTCCGCAATGGTTCGCACAGATAAGGACTATCATTAAATGAGGGCCCGTGAATTTATCATTGAGGTAGCCTCTCCTACTGTAGGTCGCAAATATCAGCACGTAGAAGATTTAATCTTTACTGGTATACCAAGTAAAGGAATTAATCCTGGTGCGGCATCTGGTTTACAGGCCGTTAGAATTATCAAGGACATGTCTACGCAGTCAAAAGGTCAAAATGAAATTAAATGGGATGGTAGTCCTGTAGTTTATTGGGGTAAGCAAGACGGAGTGTTTTATCTTATACCAAAAAATGCTTGGGAATACCTAAAGCGTGGTAAAACACAACTAGACAATGGCGTGAAAACAGCGCCAACAAATCCAAAAGAAGTAAATGCATTTTTATTAGGCACCGGAAAACCAGATCCAGAACGCGAGACACAACGCAGACAGTATGCGAAACAAATAGCGAATTTGTGGTCATACTTTGAGGATGCTAGTCCTGAACAAGGTTTCTTAGAAGGTGGTTTACTATTCTATCCGGGCACTAAACCAAACGGTAAAACAGCTGAACCAGTATACAATAAAGAAACTGGAGAATATGGATTTACTCCTAATATAACAGGATTCTACATAGGCAAAGACAGTGACTTAGGTAGACGTATAAAAACAGCCAAGGTAATGGTCGCAGCTACGGGATATTATGAAAGTTTAGGAAGTTCAGACGAAAAAAGATATCCGAACCCCGAGGAGCTTTCCACAAATGATACTATTGTACAAGGCACAGTCTATGTTGAGTCTGCACCAGGTATAGATGAATCTCTAGTGGATGATGCTGAATCTTTCATTACTACGAATAGTAATTTGATAGACGCATTTTTATCCCCTAAACCAGGATTAAGTAAAGTTGGTGAGGTCTTATACAAGTTTTATAATCAAAATTTACGTGTAGCAGGTGTAAAAGAAAAGTTCTTAGACTGGGCTAATCAAAATCTCAGTGCTGCGCAGGCCAAAAAAATTATCAGTGATCCGGGATTGGATGCTATTTTATCAGCAGTGGAAAAGCTCAGCGTGGCAAAATTAGACATGTATCAAAGAGCCAGTAGCGGCACGCACAGTGGTATTAGACAGACTAAGCCGGAAGGTTATGTATACAAAGATCCTGACACAGGTCAATTTGTAAAGGCCATTAGTCAAGCAGACTGGGCACCGAGGAAAGATTAATATGCTACTACGTCAATTATTTGAGGCGATAGAACGCACAGGTAAAAGCACTACCGCAGTAGTGGGTTGGGGTCGAGGCATGGGACATAAAGGCCACATGATGTTGGCAAGTAGTGTGATTACACATGCTGAAGAATTAGAAGGGGATCCGTATTTTGTTGTAAGTAGAACATACGGTCCGGATGACCCGTTACAGCCAGAAGAAAAATTAGCCATATATCGTAAGGTCTTCCCAGAAAAAGGCAATGTATTTCAAACTGCCACAGATGAATTGCCGGATCTCACCCGTGTGTTAACTAATCTTAATAATCAAGGCTACCGCAATGCCGTGGTAATTGTTGGAGCAGATCAAAAGACTGCATTTCAATATTTAAATGCCTATAACGGCAAACCAAATAAAAAAGGAGAAATTGCCTTTGACTTTGATAGCTTAAAAGTTATTAGTAGACAGGAAACAAAAGATCCAAGCAGCAGTGAAGAAGGACCAAGAGCAACTCCCATGCGACAGGTTCTTACAGATTTAGAGAATTTTAGAAAGTCTCATCCGGAATATGATGCAATTCCAGATGAGCAATTACCTTTTACTATCTGGCGTGACGCTATGAGCCCAGCACTCAGTGATGATGAAGTTATGGACCTTATGAACAAGGCCAAACAGCGTATGCAACAAATGGCTACTGCCAAAACTGCTAGGAAAGGCAAATAATGGACGAATTAGAACAAATAAAACGTCTAGCAGGTGTAAACAACTTTCAAGGTTTCAAACCGGTAAATATAGAAAACATCACACACACTGCCGCTGCCATACGCAAGAAAGAACGTGACCTTGGATTAAAGCCAGGTGACAAGGATTGGTTTAAATTATGGTTTACCTTACCGTATATGACCGGCAGTGTCAACAGCCACTTTAGGGGACGTAAGAAGTGAAACTGCGAGAAATACTATCAGAAGTACGTGCAGGAAAACTAAATCCAACGCATCAACAGTCTAGTCGCGGCGTAAACACTTACAAGGACGGAGAACGTGCCAGTGGTGATTACACAGAATATCGTCTTAGCCTGGCACTGGCCTGTGCGGATGGCAAAACTCCTATAGAGATGGATCCTAAATCTTGGTTTGGAAAAAAGAAATTGGCTTTTCCCTATACAAAAATAGAACAAGACATGTTAAAACAAGGTTATAAAGTAGTTGGTGCAAAATATAAAGATCTTAATCATGGCGATCTAAACAGTGAAGAATTAGAAACTGTAAATAAAATCAGTCCTATAGCTAGTCCTAGAAGGAATAAGTACGGCATATGAGAGCACAAGAATTTATTTTAGAAAAATGGAGCAAGAAATATAAAAGCAGTATCAATTGCTCTAATCCCAAAGGATTCAGTCAACGTGCTCATTGCCAAGGACGCAAGAAGAATGAAACAGTAGATGAGTCAGAGTTACCAGTTGTAGAATTAGGCCAAGATCTCGGTAATAAAGAAATGATACCAGAGCGAGAGCTTACTAAGCCCGAGATGAAAAAAAGAGAAGAGATCGTCAAGAGCATGAAGAAAAACAAAGGCGATTTTGAAAAACGATACGGAAACAGTGGCGAAGCAGTGATGTATGCGACCGCTACTAAACAGGCAAAAAAAGCAGCGGAAAACATAAAATCTGATCAGAGAAAAGTAGACGAAGAAAAAAAGAAGAAACGTCTAAGTAAACGGCCGGTATATGGCCCAGGACCTTATGGATTTTATGGCTTTTATCCAGGATATAGTGGAGACAGTGGCAGTGGCGAGGGCGGCGGCGACGGCGGCGGTGTAGGTGAAGCAGCCTATGATGGAAATATTGCTGTAATGGAATTGATAAAATTCTTTCAAGACTATCCTGAATACAAGGACAGGTATAAAGAAATAAAAGGAAAATATGGCGCTCTTGCCGCTTTAAAATACGCATTAGCTAAGATGAAAATTAAATTAGTTGGCGAACCTTTTGTAAGTGAAAACTTTGCTGACGGCAAAGTCAAAGGCAAGAGTCGCCCGGGCCGTGTTAAACGTAGTGGTGCCAGTTGTAATGGATCTGTCACTGATCTTAGAGCTAAAGCAAAAAATGCATCAGGCGAAAGGGCCAAGATGTATCACTGGTGCGCTAATATGAAGTCTGGAAGAAACAAATAAAACAACGAAAATATTTCGTTGCCTATTCTAAATTACAAATCACTCAGTAATTTAACAATTAAAAATGCTGTGTAAAGTGCTAAATATTGCATAGGAGCATATGTATGTTTGAATTTGATTTCACTGTAGATAAACTGGCAAAATGCATTTACAAGAATAAAAATCCGCAATTATGGTATGATGCTTTTTGTGAACATTTTCCAGCGTTTGGCATTATCACCCCAGCTAGAGTGGCAGGTTTTGTAGCACAGTGTCAACATGAAAGTTTAGACTTTACAATTTTACAGGAAAATTTAAATTACGGCGCGAAAGGCCTTAGAGGATTATTCGGCAAATATTTCCCAAATGACGATCTAGCCCGCCAATATGAACGTAAACCAGAGCTAATCGCCAATAAAATTTACGGCGGACGTATGGGCAATGGTCCTGAAGCATCTGGAGACGGTTGGCGTTTTAGAGGACGCGGCATAATCCAAATTACAGGACGTTCTAATTATACACAATGCAGCCGTGATCTATTTCAAGACGATACATTAGCCAATGATCCAGATCTATTGCGAGAACCTCAATGGGCCACTTTAAGTGCATGTTGGTTCTGGCATAAAAACCAATTAAATCAATGGTGTGACGCAGGCGACATGCATACGCTGACTAAAAAGATCAACGGTGGATTTATTGGTCTTGAAGACCGTATTAAGCACTGGAATCTAAACATTGACGTTATGGAAGCAGAGTAGCGATGAAAATTAGAGAAATTCTAGTTGAATTTAAAAAGGGCGTCAAGGCTGTAAAACATAACAAAAAGGCCAAAGATCCTACCAAAGACTTTACCAAGGCTAAAGAAAAATTGGCAACTGTAAAGCCTATGGAACAACGTAAATCAAAAGGCCATGATAGCAACGTTGCTGAAACTGCAACACCAGGTGCCACATCAGCGGGCATGATAGGATCTATAGAAAATCCTCACATAAGCCCCGGTCCTGCTAGAGGAAAAAAATCCTATATAGGAAGTCCAGGAAAATCTGGTACCAAAGCGCCTCCGCAGCCCAAGGTCACACAACCTAAGAGTAAATATGGGACTGCAAAAAATGCACTGGATATGAAGGGTAATATTTTTGGTGGCGGGGCTATCAAAAGAAAATAAATACTATGATAACGGAGTTACAAAATGCACCATATGCATGACATGCCAGAAGACGACCACGAAGCAGCAATGGCTCGGGCCGACCTTTACAAACTAGCACAATACAGTGCTAAACTATTTAAAATGATCCATGAAGGGCAACAACTAGAGGGTTGGGTTCAAGCAAAGATCACAAAAGCAGCAGACTATGTTTCGTCTGTATACCACTTTATGGCTTACGAAATGAAAGTTAGTGAGTATGGAGAGGCATTGGAAAATGCCGGAGTCTACGAAAGTGGTCTACGTGAAATACTTCAACAGAGGTTGTTAGAAGCAAAAGAAAAGGTAAAAGCATTGAAGAGGGTAGACGCTGTAAAACACAAGGCACACAAGTCAGATAAAGAATTAGAAGAAATGAGAAGTATGACCAAAGAAGATGAAGAAAAGTCTTCAACTGGTGGTACAATTGATCGTAGTAAAAAAGGTATCACACGTCATAAAGAAAATCCTGATCGTTTTTCAGACGAACCTCATACCGAACCTCCAAGTCAGGCCAAGTCAAAGAGTGCAGCAGAAAAAGCCGCAGACAAGGCTAGAGACAAAGCACAGGAAAAACAAGGCAAGGATTATGAAAAACGTTTTGGCAAAGGTTCAGTAACCCGGGTAAAAGATGGCAAGAAGGTCAGTGAAGCCAGTAAAAAAGGTGACGGCAATTAGCTAACAATGCCAAGCCGTACGATAAAGTTACACGTGGCGATGTCATTGCCGGACGTTTAGGTAAAGATGAAATGGGTGGCAAGAAAAAGCCTCCGTTTCACCAAGGAGATAAGAAAGTAAAAGAGACAGCGATAAGTGGAGCTCCACAAAAATCTGGTATCCCGGCAACCCATAAAACCACTGTACCTGGATTGAGAGTACACCCATCGCAATTAAAGAATCAAAGTGCAGCATTAGGCGAAGTTCGCGCTAAAAATCTAAAACAACAGGCAGCTATTGCCATAGCTAAGAAAAAGTCTAAGTAATTATGGACATGAAAAAAATTCTTCAAGCCTATGACAGTGCCAGTCAGTCGAGGCCTGTAGAAGGTTCTAACGACATGAAAAAATTCATGCAGATTGTAGAGGGCCAAGGTCCTCTAGATCGTACGTCACAAGCACAATCCAGTGCAATGCAGACACCGGCAACAAAACACACTGTCGCTAGTTCAGCTCGAGATGTAGATGAAAATGTTAAATCTAGCATGATTGGAAAAAATTTCAAATCAGTTTATAATAAATTATTGGAAACCAAACGCCAATCGGCCAACCCTATAACTGAACGTGTTACACCTAATCCAGACGGCTCATATCCTGATCCCAAGGTGAATAGGTTAACAGGTCAACCAAATCCTCCTGCACCAGAACCTGCGCCAACTAATATAAAGCCTTCCGGTGCCACTGTAGAATTTGGCGGCACAACTTACAATGTAATGGGTACATTTGGTGACGGTATCAGGCCAAGAATAGGTCCCAGTGATAAAGTTATCCCAGCTAAGGCATATGTAAAGGGAGACAAAATGTATGTTTTTCTAGATAATAATGTACAAGAAGATAATTTGAATGAAAAATGTTGGCCCACACATAAACAAATTGGTATGAAAAAGAAAGGCGGCCGGATGGTGCCTAACTGTGTGCCTAAAGAAAATATAAATGTTGACGAAAGTGGTTTACAGTATCATACCGGAGTTAAAAAGCATGGTGAAAAATATATGAGATTAGCCGCTGATGCTGCCCGTAAAGGTGCAAGTCAACAAGAACTTGGCCGATTGAGAGATAAACACAGCAAGGCATACAAAAATAAAGAAGGCAAATGATGGATGAACTGAAACAAATCCTTAAACAGGCGTTTGCCAGTTCATATAGTTTTTATTTAAAGACACAGTATTTTCATTGGAACGTTGAAGGACCTTTGTTTCCCCAATTACATGAATTTTTTGGAAAAATATATGAAGAAGTATACCACAGTATAGACAAGTTTGCAGAGGAAATACGTACACTGAGAACATACACGCCAGGAAGCTGGTCAAGATTTAGTCAATTAAGTGCTGTTGAGGATGAAGAACGTGTGCCTCCAGCTAGAGACATGTTAGAAATTTTACTACAAGACAATGAAATTGTTCTTACCACACTAAGGTCTTCATATACTCTAGCGGAAGCAGAAGGACAACATGGATTAAGTGATTTCTTAGCACAGAGAATCGATGCGCACAGTAAACACTCTTGGATGCTTAGGTCTACATTAAAATAACGGAGATGTATTATGGATATGAGAAATATCTTAGATAAAATTAAACAAATAGAATCAAGACAGAATCTCATGGAGGATTCGCAGCCAAGTCAACCTGTGGGACAACATACTCAGCAAGTAGTACCTAAAAATACCGCTAGACCAGATTCAATATTTTCTACGCTGGTGAGAGAATTTGGTTATGATATAACTGAAGCAGATGCACCAGCACAACCTGCGAAGAGAAATTTATTCCAGAAAATAGGCGACTTCAATAAACAAAATGCTGCTAATCTAGCTGCTCAACAACAAGCAGAGGCAGACATGGCCAAACCTGAAAATATTGCTGCATTTAAAGCCTCACTTACGCCAAGTCAATTAAAGTGGGCAAGCGGAGTAGATTTAAGTGATCCTATTATTAGAGCAAGAATTCCAAAACCACAACCTGGTGAAAAACCTGCCGGAGCAACTGCTGCTCCTGCTCCAGCGGCACCTGCAGGCACTCCAGTGGGAGGTGTTGACGATGAAGGCAATGTTATGCCTGGATTTACACAAGATGAACAGGGCAACGTCGTTAAAACTGATCCAAACTTTGTAGAACCTGCTACACAAAAATTAGCTCAACAGGGTCGCCAGGCTGCAAAAGAAAAACAATTTGCAGCAGCAGCTGATCAAGCAGATGCTGATATGGGTCAAGCAATGACTGCTAACGCACAAGCAGCTAGAGAAAAAGAATTTGCAGCATCACAGGATCAAGCTGATGCTGACCTTGGTCAAGCAATGACTGCAATGGCAGCTGCGCCAGCAACACCAGCAGCGCCAGCAGGCGGGGCCGCAAAACCTGCTGCATCTGGTGGAGGATACACTATTAAACCTGGTGACAATCTAACAAAAATTGCCAAAGCAAATAATACCACTGTCGATGCTATCATGAAGGCAAATCCACAGATTACTGATCCAAATAAAATTATGGCAGGTGGTAAACTATCATTACCACAAGGTGTAGCTCCTAGTACAGCGGGCAGCGGACGTGGCGGCCAAGGTGGTCCAACAGCAGCACAGTTGGCAGCAGCAAGCCCAACAGCAGCACCCGATCCTGTAAAGGATACAGCTGAATATACGAAATACATGAATGACAGACTTATTCGATCACAGCAACAAAAAGCTGGAGGTGCAGCTAAACCTGCTCCAGCTGCTTTACCAGAAGCAGTGCCAGGAGCCGGTAACATAGGTGATGTGCCTATGCCAGAATCTAATGAACTGGCTCGAATTAAATCACTGATCAGTTATAGATGGTAAAAGAAAACCGCCCTAGGGCGGTTTTTTTAATGCCAATGAAATTGATAACAATGTCTCAGTTCATGACCAATTGTATGCACTGTGGTTTTACGTGCAGTAATGATAGTACACTTAGGACCGTCCCAAAAACTACATCCCTCTACAGCATAACCAAAACTCTTTCCTAGTCTTTTTTTGGATTCTGCTGCACAGGCTGCTGTTACATTATCAACCACTAGCCATGTTAGTTCTATAGTTTTATATTCATTTTTCTTTGTATCAAATAATTCTTCAG